CCTAGTATTAAAAAATCAATAGTACCTGTTCTAGTTCTAGCGCCACTTCCTAATTCAGCATCATCTCTTACTTCTTCTGAAGTTTGAACAATAACTGCTGGATATTGTTGTTCAGATAATTCATCTAATATAAATGGTTGTCTTGTAGCTTTTTTAATTACAGGACTAGATATGCCAGAAATAACTGACAGTAAATTTGATGCTATATTTTCTCTTATACTCATATTCCCATTTTCCTAAATTCTTTTTGTATAAATCTATTAAATTGTTTTCTTATTATATTAGCTGTTCTATCATTAAAACCAAAAAATTCACGTTTTGTTTTTCCTAATACTTGATTAAATAATGCTCTTTGCCTCATTTGTGAATTAGAAAATCCTAGTGTTATTTTATGTCTTCCTGTTTTCTTTACAGTTCTACCACCTGGTACTAATGCACCCATCATTCTTCCTGTATAAAATAAATCTACTTTTGTTGATTTACCCTCTTTGTTAAGTTTGTTTAAATATCCTTGTGAGTATGGTGCAAAAGGTCTATCATTAACGTCAATTCCTTTTGATGTTTTAGTTCTAATAATATCTAATAATTGAAAACCACCTTGTAGAATACCTTTATCAATAATACTTGGAAATTTCCTTTGTATTCTTGCGTATCTTTTTTGTAGTTCTTTTGAATTAGATTTAATTTTAACTTCTAATGTCATTATCTAGTTAATCTTCTAAATCCATGAAGTGGCTCTCTTTCATTAACAGAGATTGTTTGGTTAGCATCAGTATCGTATTCAACACCATCTTCTAAAATAGTTCTAAATTCTTTATTGTATTCTGACATGTAATATTCTGCCATTCTTTCAAATCTATCTTTTTCAGTTTCTGGTCTAAATTTAGATAATGCTGGTAAAAAGAATCTACCTAAAAATAAATAAACACCAGCTCTTTCAAATTGATCTAAATTAACTTTTGTATTAACCATTTCAGCAGTATTTAAAACTGTAATATCTGTGAATACATTTTGTTTATATACTGGCCACCATTCTATTCTTAATTGTCTTAAAATATCGTTTGTAGTTTGAGCAAAGAAATTAACTGCTTCTGTATCTGTAGAGGCAATACCAAAGCCAAAAGCATCAGGTTGATATTTAGTTACGTCATCAGCAGTGATAACATCAGCACCAGTATAATTAGCCATTATTTACCCCACATAATTAAAAAAAGAATTATAGCAATAATAGGTGCTATAAAAAGAAGATTATTCCATGTCTTTCTGTATAGCCATTTCCAGCTTTTTCTAATCTTTTTCCATATCAATTTGTACATCTTTTTTCTTTCTTGGTTTTCTTTTAGGTTTTAATTCTACAACCTTTTCTTCTTTTACAACATCTTGAACAGGTTTAAAACCTCTAAAATTCCAAACGTTAATATTTGTTTTGTATTCTTTTAATGGTCTTTCAATAATCTTGTTACCTTTTTGTAATTTAATTTTTTCTTCTGAATTTTGTACTATTTTTACCATTTTATCTCCTTTATTGAAGCAAGGGGGATTTCTCCCCCTCACTAATTATCTACTATTGAATAGATGAATCGTAGTGTAATTCTACACCATAAGTGTCATGGATTTCTCCAACACCATATACAGATGTAGCTACAATCTCGTCAGCTCTTAGAGAAGCATCTCTTTGAGTTTCGATTTTAACGTCTTGCATCATAGCAATCGCTAAAGCATCTTTATGGAACGCACCACCTTTGTAATCTCCAGCAGTACCAGTATTAGCTATATTTGAAGTTTCAAATACATTCATACCAGCCAATCTACCTACGAAACCACTTCTTAGTGCTTCGTTAGCTAAATCGTTTGCATTTGCATTAGCAAAAGTGTTTGTCATATTTGCTTTTAGGTCGTAAGCAATTTTAGGGTGTAAAACAACTGAACACATATCTGCGTCAAGAGCATTTGCTCTTAAAGTTGATAATGCGTTGAAGATTACTGATGCTGAAATTGCACCTGTACCATCTCCTAATGCAGTTGAAAAGCCATCGAACAATGCAGTTAAATCTGCGTCTTGTTTTCTAGCTAATGCTTCCCCAAATAATTTACCGATGTCAGCAGCAACATTTCTTGGAGCTGAGTTTCTCGCTAAATCTGTAAGGGTTGTCATCACGCCCACCTCACTAGCAGTAATAGTTACTGAAGTTGGGTCAATCGCTGTATTGGCTAAATCAGTTGCTTCACTAACACCATTAGCACTTACTTGTGCATATACTGGTACTTCAACTGCTTTACCACCACCTGTGATAGCATAGTTTTTAACTAAGTTTCTCATGATGGATTTTTCAGATGCTACAAATTGAGCCTCTGCTACTATCTCTGTGTATAGTTCCGATAGTGTAGAACTTGTACTTTCGTTAGCCATTTTATTATCCTATTAAGGTTAATTGTTTAATTTAATCTCAACAGCCCCTGAATCTCGTTTCTTCCTATATTCTTGATAGGCTTTACGATCTTCTGGTTTTGTTAAGTCCAAGTCCTGTAGGTTAAAAGGTTTAACAGTATTACCACCGATAGCACTCTGGCTTCCTGAACCAGACAGTGACCCTTGACGGAAATGTGGGTTGCTATCTAAAAACTCTTTCACACGATCTTCAATGGTTAGGAGTTCTCCTTTTGCGTTATATCGTACATTAGAATTATTATCAACTACTTCTATTCTACCATCATCTGTGTATTTAATTTCATCTTTTAGTAAAGCAACAACTTGTGCTGGGTTAATAGCTTTATTAGAAGAGGCTACAGATAATATTGAATTATCTACTTTCTCTTTTTTGATTTGCTCTTTAAATCTATTTAACTCTTGATCTTTTTCTGCCAATCTTTCTTGCATAATTTTTTCAAGATCAGATTTAGTTTTTGCCTCTTTTAATTGTTCTTGTTTCAAGATTTCTTGTCTTTGTTTTTCTTCCTCTTGAAGTTTCTTTTCATACTTTCTTTGTTCAGCCTCTAATCTTGATTTAATAATATTATCAAGCTGTTCTTGTGTAAAAACATTTGATTTAGTTTCTGCTTTTACTTCTGTATTATTTTCTGTTGTTTCTTGTTTAGTTTCTGTTGCTTGTGTTTCTTGTGCAACATTTGTTTGTTCTTCGGACATTGTTTCTCCTATTGTTATATTATTAGTTCGCCTTGTTCGTCATACCAATCTGGATTGACGTAAGACCATTGATGACGACAATTATAACCACCACGAACAATGAGAGGATTACCAGGTTTTTTACCTGACCAATTTTCTCTAGCCCATAGTTTCTCGACTTCATCAATTGTAAAAAGTCCACCTTTTCGTTTATCATATACCCCATTTATTACATTTCTGCAAATCGTTCTAGTTGTAGGAATTACATCCCCATAGTATTTAACATAAGTTAATCCAGCCTCTTGTGATTTATTAAAATTTAGGGTTGCGTCAAAATCTCTCAATGAATCATTTAATATTTGACCAGCATATCTTTTCATATTTTCTCCAGCCCTATCTGTAGCAAATTTAGTTTGTAGTGTTTGAATAGCTTTATCAACTGCTGATTGTTGTGATTCTACAAATTTATTCTCATTAATAAAATCAACTAATCTATTTACTTCTGGGTCATCAGAACTAGCATATATTCCATTTATTATTTGTCTTAATTCCTTTTCTAGTATTGCAAAATCTGTGCCTATTAATGTATTTTGATAAACCTTATCAGCTAATCTTCTAGTAAATGTATTTGATACATCTTTGAATTGAGTAAAATATTGTTGTTTTAAATTTTGTATTAAAGCTAAATCGCCCTTTGTTAATTCTGAAAATCTTTCAAAATCTTCCTTAGATACATTGGCTCTTTTTAAAATTGCTCTAAATGATTTCTCAATTCTTTTAGCTTGTTTATTAAAACCCTCTCGAACAACTGTATCTGACCATGCTAAATATTCTCTTTCAAGAATAGCTTTTATTTGTGGTCTTATGGCAATAGCTGATTGTAATTCTACTAGCTTTCCATCAGTAAGAGGTAATCTGCTAACACTTGAAATTACTTCACGTTCTATTTTATCTAATGTTCTGATTAATGTTTTATAGTATTGTGCTTCTGCAATTTCTATTTGCTTAATACGATATTCTGTTGCGTCTTTGACTATATCTGCCATTCATCTATATCTGCTCTTGTGCTACTTCTTGATCTTCTTGAACAACCTCGTCTTGTGTAAATTCTCCTACTTCTGATTTAATATCTATCTCATCAAAAATAATATTTAATTTTTCATCATCATCAACTACTGCTCTAGCAATTTCTTTATCAATTTCTTTTGATAATGTTGGAGATTGAACATTAATTGCTTTAGCTTGTTGGTAGAACATTAGATCAGTTGCATAATCTCTAATATTGAAACTGTCAGGATAATTTATTTCTCCATCAAACATAGTATTTTGGAATAATCCATATAGTCTAAATAATTGTTCTTCAGCAATTTGTAAATTATCAGCTTTTTCAGATAGTCTAGCATTTAATAATTCAAATTCAGTTTGCAAAGCTACACCAGATGATATTCCTGTTTTTTGAGTTCTTACTGCACCTGTATGTGCAATTCTATTTATAGATTCTACTTTGTTATTAATTGAATCCATAATAGCTTGTAAATTTTGACCAGATGGTTGTAGCAAATATGGTTTTAAGTTTGGCTCTAATTCATCAGGCATTTCAATAACAGCACCAGCACCAGCACTTGCATTTACACTTGGAGTTTTAACTAAAGATGGGTGGTTAGTTAATCTGATTAGTTGTTCCATTTCAGAATATTCGTTGTAAATAGATTTTTGTAAATCAGCAATATCAGTTAAATCTGATTGTCCAATTCCTCTTTTATGGGATTTTGAATTGTATAAAATTACTGCTGGTATTTTGCCTATCATATTAGGAACAGAATCTATTAATCTAGGCTCTTCTCTTTCTGGCATGTAAAGAGTATCAATTCTATCTGGGTACCATATTCTCATGTAAGTACCATTATTTCTATCTACTTCTTCTCTAATTTTTAAATAATTTAATTCATACTTACCATTTAGTTGTCTTTGATAATTCCAGTCTAAAACATTTTCTGGTGTAACGATTGATAGATATGGTCTAATATCTTGTTCTAATTCTTCTGCTCTAGTATTTGTTGTTACGTTTGGTTTATCTAAAATCATAAAACAATGACCATAGATAGAAGCATAATTTTGTGCCTGTTTAATTACTGAGTTTAAATTGTTTCCTTCTAAATCAGCATCTTTTAAGAATGATTCTAAACTAGGTTCTTCTGCTAATGAGCCAAAATCTCTACTAGGTCTAACTCTAAATAAAAATGAAGAATAAATTTGAATAATATTTTTACAATGATTATCACAAGGAGTGTTTGCTAGTCTTTGATTAAACTCGTTATCTAATTCTAGATTATATCTATTTAGATATTGACCAACCATATAATCATAGCCACCATTGTATGATCTAATATAATATTCCCAATTATTGATTGTTTCTGAATAGTCTTTGTGTACTTCTTGTGCTTGATCTCTAGTATATGCCATAACTATTTAATTGCCCATCTCGTTGGTGGAGAAAACCTTGCCTGAGTTGTTAGAGGTTTTAAAAAATCTACCATGTAGCCTATTGCGTCATTCATGTGATCAAAACCATCTTCCTTATCAGGTATGTTTGTATTCTCCTTGTATATTTGTCTTTGTAATCCTTTTACAATAGTTTTGCAAGATTTGGAAACAAAAATATGCCTTTGACCATTAGAATCTTTAAGTTTGGAATTTACAGCATTAATCCTATCACGAACAGCTGGGTGCTTTGGTTTTACTTTTACTTTAAATCCAGCATTTTGTAGAATACTTAAATCAGTTCTTCCACCAGCAGAAGTCTTACGTTGTTTTGAGGCTGGGTCAGGGTAAATAAATATTGGTAATTTAGTTCCATATCTATTACGTATTTCATCTACCATTTCATCAGTATTACTTGAATAAATAATAACCTCATCAACAAAGTATATTTTATCTTTATCAATTTGACCAACACATGCTGACATTGGATCCACGTTAAAATCCATGCCAATATGTAATGGCTTTGTCCAATCTATTTGTCTATCCACAACACTTTCTACAGGGTGGAAGTTATAATAAACTGCACCAGCATAGTTTTCAAATGTACCTTCAAACTCTTGTCTAAAAGTTCTAATGTCAATATCTTGTTTGGCTTGTTCTATTTCTTCTTTGGAAACCATGCCACCATCTAATGTAGTAAATTGAAAGCTATCCCACTCTTTGTCCTCTTTGCCTTTTAAATACATTCTATAAGCCCAGTTACCATAGCCTTTAGGAGAACCACACATTAGTACATCTCCTTTGGTATCAGCAACAGATGCCCTTAATACTTCTGTCCATGCTTTTTCATCAATATCAGCAAACTCGTCTAGTATTAAAAAGTCTAATCCAGCACCTCTAAGACCATCATAATTTTCACAACCTTTTAATGATATTTTACTTCCTGTTTTTTTAATTGTTATTGATAGATTAGATTCATTAATAGTATCAACCCAATTAAAGCTATGCAGTACTTCTTTTAATTTAGACCAAACAATCTCTCTAGCCATTTTGAATGTTGGTGCTACATACCATATATTTTGCTTTACTCTTGAAGCATATTTCATCATTTCAGTAATACATAAATAGGTTTTACCAAATCTACGACCAGATACTAAAACTCTAAATCTTTTTTTACTTGTTGAAACTTTATGTTGGGGTTTTGTTAGAGTGATTTTCATTACAGAAATACGTAACGTATAATTTATCCTCGTTAAATTGTTTTTCTAATTTTATAGACGCATCAATAATTAATTTACCACCAGCACCTACACATTCTGACCATGAATCAAACTTTGTTGGTAATGTGGCAGTATTGTTGCAATAACCAGTAATAGCAGAACATATTGAAAAAGCTAATATAAATTTCATTACTTAGAGCTTATAATCTTTTTGATTGTTTTGCTACCATCAATATTTTCTTCTATTTCAGCCTGTACTTCTCCACACATAAACTGTTTATTTTGCATATCCATGTTTCTAGTTGCCTCTCGTTTCATTTTAAGACAAGTAGATAAGCTATCTTGTATTCTATGCTCTACAAGTTCTCCATTTATAAATAGGCATAATGCAAATACTAATTTAGTGATTACCATTTAACTTACCCAAGTTAGCTCTTACAGAATCTTTTAATTTTTCTACATCAATTCTAAGTCTTTCAACATCAGTTTGTAGTCTTTCAATATTAACTCTGTTATTCATCATAGCATCAACTCTTTCAGTTAATTTCTCTAATTGTTCTGCCATGTGTTCTAGCAACATAAACTGTTCTTGATCTATAGGCTTTTGTGCAGATGCTTCTAGTAAATCTTGTTCTTGGAGTTTATCAGCAGTTTCTAATAATGTTATTCGTTCAATAATGCCAAAATAAGCCCAAACACCTATTGCCACTGCCCCTACAATCGCAAGTAAATTTCTTATTGGTAAAGATACCGAAGTATTTTCTGATATTTTCATTTAGCAACTTTACCTTTATTAATACCTTTTTTAATAACATAATCTCTTGTACCATTTGCACCTACATTAACTTCTTTTTTAAGAAATCTTAATAGGTTCATTTCTTTTAATTTTTTTTCAGTATGTTTTCTGAATTGCTCTAATGACTTCGTATCTCTCATTTTTATTCTCCATTGAATAAATCTTCTGGTGCTGTATTTTTCTTTTTTATTTTCTTTTTAGGCTTTACAAATTGTTTCTCAACCCAATTAAACCAACTGTCAATCCAGCCAAAGAATATATATAGCCATTTATCAATCATACTTTAAAACCCTTTCTCCATGATTTAACTGCCCAATAAACAGGAGTTGTATTAAGTTGTTTGCCTGATCTTTTAGCCTTTGCAAGTATAGGTCTAAATCTAGCAAAAAATGATTTCTTTCTTGCTGGTATATTTTTTTTAATAGATAGCTTTTTGTCGCCAAAATTAACTTTGACTACTCTACCTGTTTTTCTGTTTTTTACGAATACTTTAAACTTTTTAACATCCCCACGCATGGGTTTATTAAGTTTAACTGTTCTTCCTTTGTATTTTGCCATGTGACATAAATATCACAAAATTATCTTTTAAAGAACCTTTTTCTCCACTCGTGGCATATATAGTTTTCCTTTACAAATTTAGCACCCCATCTCCCACAAAATTGACGTCTATTACTATAAAGCCCACAGTTCCCACATGCTTCAGCTGATTTAGTTAATTGGAATGATTGTGGTAGAGAATAATCTATAATTTCTCCATTAGGATAGAAGTTACTTCTTTTTTGCATTTACTTCTATAAAGCCTCTTAATTGTTTAACAACATCTTCTAATTTTTTTTGTCTTCTCAATGCTATATCTCTTTGAGCAACAGCCATATCTCTTTCTTCTTTTAGCTTTTCATTTTTTAATTTTATTTTTAAAAATGTATTTTCTCCTATCTCATTTGCCTTGTCCACGATATTTACCCTTTCCTTTTTGTCTTCTTTTGTGTTTGTTCATTGTTGATGTTATTGGCTTTCTTCCAATAGATGTACCTTTCTCAGTTTTAGTATATTGGACTGTGGCACCAAATAAATTACCTTTCTTCTTTGACATCTTGTGCTTCTATTATAAGTGGTAATGGCTCATTGTATGTTGTTTGCTCAATTTTATCTTTTTGGTCTAGATGTTGCTTTCCTAACCATATCTGCATAACAACGTTTCCTGATATAGCTTTCTCAAATTGTGCACGTCTTAAAGATATTTTGCCCAACTCACGACCCTTTTTTATAAGATGGACATAATTACGTTGTAACGTCTTTGTTGATACTTCGCAGAACTCTGCAATTTCATCGTAAGTACAGTGCATTTGTGCTAATTTTTGGATAGCTTGTTCATCTACTTTTTTAATTGGTCTTGCCATTATGTCCTTTTTGTGTTCTATCTTTTTTTAGCCTTTTTTCTTAAATCTTTCAATACTACTTCTGGCCATTTAGACTTTTTATGTTTATTTATAGTGCAATACATTGGAAAAGTTTTAAGTAGCCAATCTACTGCTTTTTGTTCGTATTCTACAGTTCTGTATGTTTGTATTCCACCATCTTCTGAATAATACTTTGTTTTAGGCGACACATAATTAAATCTAGTTAGACCACCATCTGCCATATAGTATCTAATACTTCTTTCGTAGTCTTCTTTACCATATTCTGGGTTTGTTGATACATAAGCTTTAGGTTGATGGGTATTTCTCCAACCATAAAAACATGCTACGATATATTTCAAATTAAAACTAATATTATTTCGCATAAAATAAGGATTTAATACTGCATTTACTCCCCACATATCAAATTTATGTTGTTGGGAAATTTCAAAAGCTTGATTTACAAATTCAGTTAAATTTAATAAAGGCATTGTTTTTTTCTCAGATATTCGCATTTCAATAGATTGTATATCGTCATCAATACCAAGAACTAATTGTCCTTCTTCGTAATAATCAACTATAAAGTTTCTTTGTGTATTTACATGCTTTTTATCAGTAACTATAAAATTAATAGGATATTCTTTTAAAGACTCTTGATAAGCCTCTAATTCGTTTCTATCTGATAAAAATAAATCTACTTCTGAAAAATCAATATCTGTTTTAGCAAGATAATTAATAGTTTTCTTTTTAATAGTTTCTGCTCTTGCAATAGTAGGTATGGCTATTCTAAATTTCATTTATTAAGGTTTGCTCTATTAGTTAATCTTTTAGCTATTTCCATTTCTTCTTGTGCAGATTTGCAAAATATCATGTTTTTTCTGTAATAGCATACAACTGATATTCTTTCAAATTTACCTTTAGCTTTTATTTCGGTATTACCATGATATTCGTGAACATCAAAAAAACAAACATCTCCACTTCTAACATCAAAACCAACTTTGTATTTAGGCATAACTGTAATACCACCCTCATAATTACCAGCTTGTAATACTCCTAAATTTCCAAAGCCTTCTGGCAAATCTCCTTTGTCTTTGTGAATTGCTGTTCTAAAATTTCTATTAATCGTAATAGTTGAAAATACTGTATCAGCTATGTAAAAATCTTTCGTAGTTTTATCAATCATATTTTTTTGGTTTTGCCATCTTTCAGGACATACTTCGTGAAATAAATCAGATATATATTTAATATAAGGATAAGCCTTTTTAAATTTTTCAAATTGATGCTCATTAAAAGATGTTTGTCGGCAGTATGGTATTCTTGTTTGTCTATCAAAATATCCAGCAATACCACTTTCAACTTTATTAAAAGCCTCATGAGTTTTTGAAATTGTACCATTTTTATTAATTCTAAATCCTCTAGTCTTTCCTGTTTTATTTACTTTCTCAATAGTACCATCATCATTAAATTTTAAACCAATCTTATCTCCTTTTTTTCTATCAGGTGGAACTCCCCCAGCAGAACCTCTATTGCCACCTTTTGCAACTGCATGACGTAAAGATTTATAGGCTTGTTCACAAATACTACTAGGTATTGCATTTTTTCTGAAAAAAAATAAAGGCTCGCCATTTTCTTTATAAGCATCACAATCATAATCTATGATAGTATCAACGTGATGATCTTGAACAAAATAGCCCTCTAGCTTTTTTATTTCTTCATCAGTATATTTAGCTTTGGCTGTTATTGTACGCATTTTTAACTATTTGATAAACTGTATCTGTAAGGTTATCTGTATTTAAGTCTTTTTGCAAAGCCTCACACCACAATCTAAAATCCTTTTCTGTTTCTGTATTTAAAAATAGCTGAACCATTTTAACATGTGAAACTTCCATATCTGCTGGATAATCAACATTAAAATCTTCAGATTTATCATTAGCTTTAAAATCTAAATCTTTGTCATTAGATAAATTTTCTAATTCAGTTAAATTAAATCCTGTTAAATCTAAATCAAAGTTTTCATCTTTTAACATATTTAATTCTTGTGCTAGAAGT